ATAAACCTTATTAAGTACCCTGTCTTCTAGCTTATTAAAATCTATAGAGAACTTAGGCATCAAATCTCCGAAATATTTCTTTTAAAAAATTAAAATAGCATGGAAATGCAAATATATTGATATTTTAATTCAAAAGATTATTCAATCAAAACAAAGGTCAAGTGACTCATTATATGTGATATGCTATCACGACTAGAGTTGTTAAATATCTACAGTCTAACCCCATATCTAAGAGCATATGGCTTTATATGCCCGAATTAATGAGCCATTAAATGTTAGCGTCAAATATAATCTATTACCATTTTTCTTCTCTAATGGCTTGCATCTTTCGGAGAATCTCGATTATTTTTGCGTCATTTTCTATTATTTTTTTAATTTTTTTTCTTGCCCCACCATAAACTCTTTTTCCGTTTTTATAATCAACATTACCATTTAGTGATTTGGTTATAGAGCTTTGGTTAACATTGAGCATTTTGGCAATCTCCATTTGAGTGTAACCATCAGCATAAAGCCTAATAACTTCCTTCTGTCTACTTGTAAGAAGTGTATCAACTACTCGCCAAAATTCTTTCTTAAGCTGATCTTCAAGATCCAAAAGCTCTTCGTCGTACCCAAATGGATTTAGCCTGCTTGAAATGCTATCTTCATTTCCGAAGGCCTCCATCATTTCATTGCTACAAACGGTCTCAAGTAGTACCCATTGATATTTATCGCTTCTATTTTTGCGACGATCCATAAAAACTCCAGGAAACTAAAAGAGATCGTTTAAATCTTCAAAAGAGTTCTCCTTTAGATATTCATCAATATCTTTATATCCTTTTGGAACGTAAAGTTTATCAATTATATTTGCATATCTAGAATATTTCTCTTTTATTTTTTTTCTACCCGATTCGCCAGCCTCATCATTATCAAGTAAAAGACATATGTTTTGCGTATATCTGCAAAGCAAAGACAACTGATTAAATGTCATGTTAGATGAGCCTATGGCAACTATATTCGTAATACCTTTTTCAAATGACTTTATGACGTCAAACTGTCCCTCAACAACATAAACCATATCCTTGGTTAGGATGGATTCTTTCGCCTCAAATAAACCAAACATGTGGTTTCCTTTTGAAAAGGATGTATTTTTATATTTCGCCGGAACAGACAATAATTTTCTTTCATCATCGCCCAACAGACTCCTTCCGACAAGACCTATAATGTTTCCATACAGGTCTTTATATGGCATTATAAGTTGGTGGTATTCGAAATAAGAGATGTTAATTTTACTGCCGAATACGGGGCTCTGATATTCTCTTTGCTGAATTAAACCAAGTTCTTTTAATACACTCTCACCAACAAGCGGTATTAATAAATTTAATTTGTCAGATCCTGGGAAATAACCAAATTGAAATTTATCTTGCGTACAACTATTTAGTCTTGAATTTAAATATATTAAATGGTCTTCCGCTTCCGGACAATTGTAAAGAAGGTACTTGCATGCATTGAATACTCTTTCAAAATTAGACATTTTTTAAAATATTTTCTTTAGGACATTTAAACTTCTAAGTTCGGATACTGGCACGCACTTTTTACTTGGCTCATCGTGTCTCCACGGCTTAACGACCCTCTCATTATTTATCCATCCAGCCAAAATAACACGATCTACCTCTACTCTGCTTTTGCCTATTGTAAAAGCGGCGACATAAATTGTGTTTTCATGGTATTCCCTTTTAGGAACAATAAGATTCAATCTTTGAATATCATTCGTCTCTCTATGAGAAGATTTAATATCTATAATTCTTGTGTTACCGTTTTTTGTTATATGGTCATCATAACCACCGTCGCCAATACCGTTTTCCCTGCATATTTTGTATTTTACATCCAAAAGCTCACGAAGCCTATTTAGATTACCGTACCTAAAAGTATGCCAAGCAGCCTCTCCATATAATCCCGTATACTGAAAGTGTTCTCTTGTTGCTTTTTGTATATCTGAAGGTGATAAATTTGTAAAACCACCTATGGTTTGTTTTATTGCGTATTTTGAAACAAGCTCTCTATGCTCATCTGTAATGTATATTGTTTCCAGGGCTAAATATCCTCGTCTAAATTTTTTAATTGCTCAATTAACATTTTCTTGAAAAATACTGTTAGTTGCGTTTGCGGTGAACTGCAGAGCTTACAAAAAACCTCTAGACCAATAATTTTTGGCCTATCTTCTTTTTTACAGGATAAGCACTTAATGGAAAATGATTTGTTTTTTTTCTGCTTATACTGTTTCAGAGTCTGCATTTGTACTTTTGCGAAATGAGTAATATTTGTAATTTCAGAATCGCATTCCGAGCAGTAAACTTTATTTGCTTCTTTATCCAAATAAGGCGTGACTGTCTTGTTGCATTTTTTACTCATGCATGGCATTTGAAATGGCATTAACACGCCTCCATAGCTTTTAATGCGGCTATCAATTTATCTGTATCCTTAGGATAAGATACGTTTATAATAACAATTTGATTTCCATCCCTGTTAACCCCAAGATTAGGGATAGAGATTTTATCTAGGTTTTTTGATAGAGCTGGAATATTGACTTCCATCTGTCCATCAATTGTTTTTACGGTTTTTTTAGTGCCAGTGATGGCATCAAGTAAATTCAAATCAACCTTTGATATCACATCATTTCCATCTAATGATAAGTCGTTATCCCCTTCAACGTGCATGCGTATATGAACGTTTGAATATTGATCTCCGCCCATAAAAGAACCAACAAAGTGACCGGCCCCACTAATCCTAAGAACCTTATCATCAGTTATACCGCCCGGTATACTTATTGAGTGATTTACTTGCCTTATTATACCGCCATCGCCATTGCATAATTTACAAGTTTCAGATCTGATTCTTCCGTGACACAAATCACACTGCTTTTGAACGACAAAATTTCCCTGCCTAGTTACTATAACGCCGCGCCCTCCGCACGACTTGCATCCGTTATTTAACCTAATATCCCCATCGCCATCGCAGATTTCGCATTTTACCCTTTTATCGTAAGATATTTCTTTTTTACATCCCAAAATAGATTCTCTGAAGGACAGATTGATATCTATCACAATCTCTTCTATGACGATCTGTTTTTGATTGTTTTTGTGCCCGAACCCACCGCCAAAAAAATCATTTATATTGAATGGAAAACCACCGCCATGAAATTGTTCTTGTGAGGGCGCATTTCTATAAGATTCAATTAATTGATTTGCTTCATTTAACTTTTTAAAAGTATCCTCATTTCCAGTGGATTTATTATCTGGATGATATTTTGCAGCGAGTTTTCTAAAAGATTTCTTTATCTCATCTGGCGTTGAATTCTCGGATACACCAAGAATTTCATAAGCTTCTTTAATGTTCATAATCCACGCTCTTTTCTTAAATTAACAGCGTAATAAAGGGCAACCGCAACACTGTCCGCCATATCATAACTCTCATTTTTTATAGATAAACCATTTTTCTTATATTCATAGGGAAAATTTATACCAAGATGACTTGCCACCAATTCTGGTATTTCCTCTTTTTTTGGTAATATCTTTGTTTTTTTTATTCCGTGCCGAATCGACATTACGCTAAAAAGCTCAGGCGGTTTACCCAGGTATTCAAAGGAGGCTAAACCAACAATTCTATTAAATAAGGCCAAGGATATTATTGTTTTTGCTCCGCTTTGATTTCTCATGAATTGTATAATATCTTCTATCGCTATGTAATCTGGATTTAATTTCTCTATTATTTGCGAAATGTCTTTTTTTGTTTTAAAAAGCCTCTCAAATATGTTTCCGTTCTTAGGCGGGCGATAATAGTCGCATGAGTTGAATGTTATATTTTTATCGTTTAATTCAAGCAAACAATAACCTATTACAGAAGATGATACATCAAAGCCCAATATTCTTTTAGACATATTATGTAATATATCTAAAAGAAAAGGGCGCAAAATATATTTTGCGCCCTCTTAAGCTAAGTTTTAAACTTTAGAATCATCCATCATATGATGGAAAAATATCATCCATATCATCATCATCCATTGATGATACCGGTGGGCGAAGAGACTTAGACGCTTGCTGGTTTTGATTATTGGCTCGTAGAATTTTGCTAGATGAAGATGGGCCGCTAACTGGGCCTTCTAGAATCTTTTCTACACGCTTTGCAACAACTTCTGGGCTTGGAGGTACAACTCTTCTCTTTAGATCTTCTAGATCCGCATTGTCTCTTATCTGCTGATCTGCGGCTGAAAGTGGCTTGTGTGGCCTCGGTTGTACCGAATAATATCCGGTTGGACCACCATTACGATCAACAACGATATCAATATCGTACTTTAGAGGATCTCCCCACACTTCGGAATTCTTTGCTAGCTTCTTGATTTGTGAAAAAACCTGCCAAGAAATATCAAGAATCTTATAAGAGCTAGTCTTACGATCAATTACTCCAAGAAGCCATCTTTGACTTGGTTTAAGACCCTGTTCGCAAAGCGAACAGGAACCGTTCGCAATAGAACAGCTTACTTTTTGACCGTAACCCTTATCATTCTCTCTTTTGATACCCTTGTGAACCAAATATTGATGCGGCCTCGTTATAAGTCTAATAACATTTGATCCATCTTCTAGTCTAATAAAAGTATCCTTGTTATTTGACTTCTTCTCTCCGCCACTAAACGAGTCATCATCCCATGACACTTCACCGAATGTAGTATTAGCCATTGTATTCTCCTAATTTCTTTTCTAGAAAATCTAGTATAATATATTTATTATTAACGTGACGAAATTTCAACCAAGCGAGTTCGATTGTAATCATT